AACTGGATGATCAAATCACAATCAATGGAATCCAACTGACCCAACTCATCGACAGTCAGTGCCAGCCGCTGGCGTTCTGGATCCAGCAAGTTGATGCCGTCAACAATCACATCAAAGGCTTTGGCCTTCTCGACCTCATCCTCATCATGGTGAAGTGTGATATCGAAGTTATGGTCAACAACATTTTCACCAGACTTCAAATCAAAGCCACCAGTGTGGATGTAGTCTAGCCAATAGTTGCACCCACCCTCGAGCGCGGTGATCCAGATTGTCTCAGCAATCTCGATCCACTCATCGCGGCTGGGTGAATACTCAACCGCGATAGTTCTATCCAATACCTCAGTCATTTCCGAACACCCCCTTGATCAGTTTACCAGTATTCTCATTAGCCTCGATCATGCCCTTAGTCTTCATCATCTGACCATGGCTCAAAATTATTCCACGAATAGTCAAAAGCAAATCATCTGGCACAGGTTCATTACGAACACCGTAAACCTCAAAAGTCTCCACAATTAGATCCACAATTCTATTCACGTCTTTAACTTCATCAGTCATTACACAGTCTCCCTTACGCATTTCATTTCTGAATGATGCTCCGACTCCATAAGTGTCGCCACCTCGCGCCGCGCATCTATGTTGAACATCCCGAACCACTTGCCATTACCACAAAATTCCTTGTGATATTTCTGGGCGGCATTGTCCGCGAAACGTAGCCACAGAGTCGCGGCCTTCTCGCTATCGTAAACACCCTTATCGAACTTACGTTGCAAGTTACGCTCGATAGACTCACGCTGTTGACGGTACAAGTCACCGTCATTGATCGCATACAAATATAATTCCCTAGCTTCGATCATCATTGGTTTGATCCTCCATAAATTTCTGCAACTCTTCTGCATATGCATTTTCAGACATATGAATAAACATCTGCTCTTTCGCGTATCCGATAAGCGTTTCCATATCCCAGCTATCAACATACTTTGAACATGCTTCAGCAATCTGATTGTTTGTGTACTTCATTGGTTTGATCCCCTTGTATCTTGAACCTTGGACCTCGAACCTGTATGTTTTGGTTAGAGGAACAACTCTTATAGTAAGTCTTACACCCTTTACTTGGGAATAGTCAATACACTTATCAAGTGGTACATATAATGTTTTTTTTGGATAACAAAAAATATTTTTATTTTTGCTATAAAAAGTGTCTCAGGTGTCTCAGGTGTCTCAAATGGCTTCCAGCAACAATTGTAGCTAAGACACTTGTGAGACAGTGAGACATTATTGACGCTGACTAAGGGAGATTTTTTGGTTTGAAAAACACTGAACCCAAAAAAAACACTATTAACAAAGGCGGTAGACCAGCCGGATTGACTAACCGCCAAAGAGAATTTGCCAAGTATTATGTCGAGGGCAAACACTCGAACGCGGAGTGCGCTAGGCTGGCTGGCTACGCTGATGCCAGCGCCAACAACCATGCCGCCAAGCTTCTCGATGGCAAGTCCTTTCCTGAAGTACCCGAACTGATCAAGGAGCTTCGAGAGGCCAGAGAGCGTAAGTATGGCGTGACTGTGATAGGCCAGCTTAAACGCTTTGAAGAACTGTCCATGGCGGCTGAAGATGCTGGGCAATTCAGTGCCGCTATCAATGCTGAGAAAATCCGCTCCAGTCTGGGCGGTTTGACCATCGACAGGCGCGAGTCCACGCACGTCCATCAGCTTGATAATATGTCGCGTGAAGACATTGTTGCCAGATTGGCAAGTCTCCGCAAGAATTACCCCCATGCTTTTGCTGATATGAAAAGAGTTGAGGATGCCAGCGACCGAACGATCACTGTGGAAGCTATTGAAGCAGAACCTGCCAAGGAAAACACATTGCGAGAGGATTGAAAACCGCAGTGGTGAAGGGATGCCGGACGTATACCTATGCATAGACGGCGTTCCGATATGGCTTGAGTTAAAAATAATTAAAAATGGTATCGTTAAGGTGTCTAAGTCGCAGATTGCTTGGCATTGCTCACATTCGCACTGCAACGGTACCAGTTTTTTCTTGCTACACGACCCCTTTACCTCCGACCTATTTTTATTTGACGGCGCATTGGTGATCGAGATCCACGGTTCGCGGATCGATGACCTGCGGCCTGCGGCCTTGTATGTAGGTGATATGTCTGGGCTGATCGAGAGCCTGCGGCCTGCGGCCTGCGACCTCTGGTGTAGATCGATGGCCTGCGGCCTGCGGCCTGCGCCCTGATATGTCGGAGCACGATCCGAAAAAGAATATCCAGCGGCTAGGCCGCTGGATATCTTCGGGGAAAACCTAGTATGTGAAGCCAGTGTAGACAATCGTGTCTTCTTTCAAGAATATTTCGCGGTTCATATCTTCATAGTCTGATAGTGAGTATTCCGCTGGCCTTGTCTTGGTGGCCTTGTTCCGGTGGTTGATGATATAGACGGCCTTGGCATTGGGCTTGCGCTTTACTAGGTCGCCTACGTTTAAGTGACGCAGTGCAATTGCTTGCACTGTGTCGTTGTCTTCAGTCAGATGTAAGTTTAATCCGTTTATTAACTGCATGATTGCCTCTTAGTGTTTGTGATATGAAACAGTCTTAATATTCTTGTCCCAGCATGCGCGGCACTCGCCACATTTGCCATCTTGTTTTGGGGCTGGGCACTCGTGCCCAATAGCCGCAATCTTGTCGATAACAGCGCTGGCATTCTTCCAAGCTTTTGGTGGCGCTGTATCGACCATGGTGGCGCTGTATCTAATGACCGCATTGTCTGGCAATGGTGACAGCTTCAAAGCTTCGAGCCATATGGCACGTTCTTTTGTCGGTATCCAATGGCGCTTGTTTGGTGTTGCCTTGATAACGTCAATAATGTTTAAGGCCATGCGGACATTGTCCACGTCGCCGCTATCGAACCAACGAAAATATTCCGAGCGCGTCTTGTCGAGCAACTCAACCATACGCGGCACGAAATCGATAGCATTGAAAAAAGCTTCGCGCTCTTCCATTTTTTTGATCACGTTTGGCATGCGGTACATGCCTTTACGCGCATAGCAATTGAAGCAAACCGATCCTTTAACCTCGGCAAGCTTCGAGCCAGTCTTACATTTAAAGGCAGATCTAGAGATAGATTTGCCTGGCATTTTTGAAACATTTGATAACATGATATTCCCCTTGTTTAAGTTATCCTGAATTCTACGATTTTTTCCCAACTATCACAAGCCCTAATTTTACCCTGCGGCCTGCGGCCTTTCTCTTTATATATCTAGACAGCCTGCGGCCTGCGGCTCCGCGCCTATCTGTATATATAAAAAGAAAAGAGAACCGAGCGC